AAACTTTTAATGAAATGTAACTCATCTCAAATCCTTATCAGCCGTATAATAAGTCTTCCCCTTAGTTGCGAAACTATGAACCCTAGCATACCCCCACGCTTGTGGAGAGGCTCCCGGTCGGTGCCCGGTTCTCCACGCAGCGAGTCCCCTATTGTAGATGGTCTTCACAGTCTTTAGAGGAATCTTAGTAGCCTTAGCAATTTCAGGGAGGGATTTGGCTCCCGGATACATTTTCCTAAACTTTTGGGTGTAGGAGGAAGTCTTAGTTTTTTGTCCCTTGTCCGTCTTGAATCCTTTATAGTCTCGCTTGAGCATTTTCTTATAGCGTGCCTCAACTTCTCCGAGAGTTGTAAGCCCCCTGAAATATTTGAGTGGTGCATATATCTTACCTTCGGTTTTACGCAGTTGTCCAACCTTCTTGGTGATGACTGCATCAGTGAGAGGCATCTTACTTTTTCCTGAGATTTATATTTGTCATTATCACATTTCCGTTCTTATTACGGTTGTATAACTTCATATTCTCCAGTTGTCGTGATATTTCATTCACTTTATTCATCTGTATGTAATTTTTAGTTAATTTGTTAACCAATTGGGCGAGTTTCAATTTGTGCTCAGGAGTCTTTGTCCTCCTCCAAGATCGCTGGATTTTTATCGCGGCTTCTCGATCACGGTTAGTGGCTAAGTCAGATAGATTAACCAACTGATCAATTTTTTGTTTCATTCTTTTATCGAATTCCTTACGCTTACTTATAGTTGTAAAAAACTCGGGCATTCTTATTTTTTAGTAATATTTTTATCACGCAGAATATAAATGGGGCGAACGTGTTCTCTGATGATAACTGACACTACTAAACCTAAACATATTGATTTGTTTTTTAACAGTGTATGGGGAAGGTACAATGAACCGGTTAATCTTGAATTAAATACTACACACTGTAACAATGTGTCTATAAGAAGGATTCTATCTATGAAGAAGGTACTGGATCATCATAGACCAAACTCTCGTAAGTATGTGGAAAGTAGTACGATCATAGTTGGATCGCAATTCGCGCGAAGGGTCTTACAAGTTGGATTATTCCTTGTTAGACCCGAGAAACCCGTGTTTATTAAGGTCGCCCAATGAGATTTTCAATTTTTCATCGCGTATTTAGATAGTAGGTTTAACAATAGATTATTTAATGCAGTTCCTACACAATTCATTGGTCTCACAATATCACAAAAGAGAATGACTCTATATTTATCTGTATTGTTTTCGACATAATGTGGATATGAGTCGTCCCAAAGTATAACTTCTCCATCTCTCCAACTGTATGACTTACCGGCAATATTTAGAAAGCAATCATCACTATTTGGTGTTATTAATCCTAGGTGTAATCTTAAACAACCACGATGCGGTCCTTTGTGTAGCAATATTTTAGCACCCGGTTTCAAAACTGAAAACATCGCTATTCTAACATTTGGCATACTGTCAATTAGAGCTGAACTCTTTGGACATAACCTTCTCGCCTCTGGTTCTATATCATTCAGCCATTTCAGGTAGAATCTGGTCCACTCTGGTTCTGTGCGAACTATATCCTCAAAGTAGTAATCATTTTTTATGGTTTTGAAATCTTTGTATACATTTACCACTTCGTCGTGAAATATCTTAAAATTATTCTTTATATCTACAGCTTCTTTCACTATGCTTACATCGTAATAGTGTGGTCTCACGGGTATTTTTGATGTCATGACAAATATATAGTTTAATAAAAATGATAATATTTCTAATAGAAAATTAGGCGCCGCGGATTCGCGAATTGGTATACCATTCATTAATTGATATTAGTTAGAATTTTTGTGCATCCCCTATCACACAGGCTATTTAAGATATTTTATAGCCGACGCAATATTTGGGTAAATACATTTACCAAAGCGGACCCGTCCCGTTCTGGGGTTGTAGTACCCTACGTGACCATTGAAGATGGCCTTGTGAAGTTCACCCATATAAAAGATATAAGATTATAATAGTCAGTAGCGAGATGGGACTTTCGATTATTATGGGAAATATGTTTTCCGGTAAAACATCTGAACTTATTCGGCGACTTAAGCGTCTAAAAGTTATCGGGAAAGGTGTGATGATTATCAATTCCGCTAAGGATACTAGGTCCGCTGAAGAAGTCCTGAAAACGCACGACAATGTTAAGTTCAATTGTCATAAAGTGTATGACCTATTTGATATCATCGATACGGATGAATTTGAACGGGCTGATATCATAGCCATAGATGAAGCACAATTCTTTCCCAGACTCAAGAAGTTTGTAGAGTGTTGTCTTCACATTAATAAATCGGTGATATTAGCTGGTCTCGATGGTGACGCATTTCAAAGAAAGTTTGGTGAACTTACCGACTGTATTCCACTCGCATGTGATGTGACCAAGCTCTCGGCACTGTGTATGAGGTGTAAGAATGGAACATCTGGACCGTTTACAAAACGCATAGTTGATGACAGGACTCTAGAACTCATAGGTGGGAGTGATATGTATATCGCTGTATGTAGGAATCACCTATGAATATCGAGAATAAGTGTGACTCTCCGAGCGTTGCCAGTTTTTATCAGTTCATGGTATCTCGCATGGTCAAAGAGGATATCTTCACCCTCTCTGTGTATGTGTCTACCTTCAGCTGTGTATAGACTACAATCCCCATCGCCATGTATAGTCAATTGGTATCGTAGGAGTTTATTGGATTCGGCTCTATGGGGTGGTATTATCATCGGACCTTCTACAACTGCGAATGCTGCGACACTAGTATCTATACACTTAATCTGTTTAACTAAACCGTACAACAATGGGAAATTTTCAATCTTATAAAAGTAGTAGTTGTCATTTTTTTCAAACCAGGGATCGATATCATGGTAATACTTCTTATCTAGTGTAGGTGCGATACGATCAAACTCTCTGCGTATCTTATTGTAGTGCATTCTAATCAGAAAAAGCCCTGGATAATTTTTGACATGATGTTTTGATATACCGTGTATCACATCTCTGAACGTATTTGTGATACCGAGTAGAGGTCTCCCAACCTTTGTAAAATACAAGGTATCTATAGGCATTTTCAGATAATCCACGAGAATCATCACACATGGAACCAACAGGAGAGACCACATTATTTTCTCAGTAGATAATAAAAATGCCCGGATACAAGCAAGAGTCTATGGTGATCGCCAACCCTGAGCCTACCCCTGAAACTAAATCTCTCGCGGATCGTTTCAAGATGCCCTCCATCCCCACACTAACCCTCGTCCAATTTGTTCTCATCGCACTCGTTGGCCTGTATGGTTTCTCGGTCCGTAAGATGAACCGCCCCGTTCTTCTCACTATGGTGACCGGTATCGCTGTTCTCCATGCGTACGATCACATGTACCGTGTCAAGCGTGGACCTGAGCGTGACATCTTCCCATCTTCCAAGGAGGAATACTGCTGCGGTGGTGGTTGCGGTAAGTAAATTATCTTTGTAAATTATAAGTATGCGCGTCATAGTCACTAAAAGCCCTGACAAGAAGAAAAAGTTCAGGGCGATACTAGACGACGGCAGGAGTGTTGATTTTGGTGCCAGTGGATATTCTGACTACACCAAACACAAGACTCCCTCACGTATGCGTTCCTATGTATTGCGCCATGGGGGTCATGTACCCAGACAGACCTTAGACGAACGAGATCCTAAGAAGATCCAAATGAAAATGTTAAATGTCGATCGAAGCGACAAAGAGAATTGGAAGATGAGTGGTATCGATAGTGCTGGATTCTGGTCCCGTTGGTATCTATGGAGTTATCCAACTTTTGGGGAAGTTGAAAAATTTATGTCCAAGCGATTCAATATTAAAATAACCAGACGCTAAAAAAAGTATCAGTGTATATAAAGAGTGATGATACCATTTCCATTACTTCTCATATGTAAGTTACCTCTGATAAATAAGATACCTATACCATTCTTATCTGATTATTTGAGTAATAAGAGGGGTCCTATGCCAAATACATATTTGATGTCTCATATCAGTACCATATGCACATCTTGTATATGTGTGATGCTTATGGGGTATATGATAAATAAGGCTACGTCCAGCTTTCCCCCAAAACTACCACCCCCAATGATTTTCCCTATGATTGCATGGCTATGCCTTCAGTCGTGTTCCTCAGCTTCAGTTCTCGCCACGGATGTAGTTAAAAGGCGATAAAATGTAAAAATGTTTCGATTTCACCTTGTTCAATCAATGTACCCAGGTATATTTCCCTACCTGACATCGTCAATGGATTGAATTTAGACTCTTTAAGAACCTTCTGTATCGTAACACCACTTTGATCGAATTGTAAAAGAATCTGGGAAAGTAGATCAAAGTCGAGTCTACTCACAGCAGTCACAAATTTAGATTCAGAAAACTCATATTTACCGACATTATTCTTTATTAACATGTGTATTTTTATGAATTCTTTCATTTCGGTATCTGGGTCTGAACCTATTTCATCAGCATTCAGTAAATTGCGTAGACCGGACCCTAACTTTTTTAGAAAATCTCGTTTAAGATCGTTGAGAGACATCTTACTGTTTACATCGGAATTAATTTACATACATTGAGCGTATGTAAATTAATTGTTTATTCTATTCATATTTTGTGAATGCTTACTGGTTGTTCATCTCCTTGCGAGCCTTGTTAATAGCATTCATCGCAATCTTCTTTGCCAGGTTGCGAAGCTTCTTAGCGTTGTTCAACATACCGTTAGCGTTGTTACCGGCGTTGTTGCCGCTGTTGTTGGCCCTGTTCGCGTTGTTACCATTGTTGGCCCTGTTCGCGTTGTTGGCCTTGTTGGCCTTGTTGGCCCCGTTCGCG